GGACGTGCTGTTGACGTACGCCCACGCCACGCCCTACTCCTCGAAGTGGGAGGAGTCGGCGATCAGCCGCTCTGGTACGGCCCTCGAACCTTGGCGGTCGGATGAAGGCGAAGATGCCTCTCCCGCATACGCTGAAGCTGACAGGCACGGCAACGGCGACGGCCTTCCTTGTCCACCCGCTCGTTCGCCCCGTCGAGAGGATGCCCACGCCTGCAGTGCGTCCTCTGTGCAACAGCACGATGCACGTTCTCGCGGCAACTGACGAGGTCGAGATGCAGTGGATTGACACAGAGACGGTTGCGACATAGGTGGTCAAGCGTGAGGCGCGAGTCGCTCGGGTTGCCGTTCAGCCAGCAGTACAGGACCCGATGGGCCGCAGGAAACCCTCCGCCGACTGAGAAGTGGCCGTAGCCCGTGTTGTTCTGCGCGCCCTTCCAGAGCCAACAGGTCGAGGTGATCTCGACGTACCCCATGTACCGCATGAAGTCCGAGGCGGTGATCGGAGGAATGAGACTGGCTACCGCAGGCATAGAACGTATCATACCCTGTCAGATCAACCCAGCGCACGGTGTCATTCCTCGAAATGAACTTGGCTGGACGCATTGCACGTCGTAAACCCGCTCTGCGACGTCAGCCGCAGCTCGAGGAAGTCGGAGATCGCCATGGTGATCTCCCGCCCCAGCGGGAACTGGTAGCTGAAGCCGCCCGTCGGGGACACCAGCCACGACGCGATGATCGTCGGCGAGGCGCCGTCGGTCGTGTCGTTGATGCGCGCCGTGGTCGCGGCGGCCAGCAGGCCCTTCTCCCACGGCGTCGGGGTCGGCGCCGTGCCGGTGGTGCTCGACACCCCGGTGCAGCGCACCAGCTCGACCCGGACGGGGATCGCGCCCGCCCCCGTCGCGGTCGAGTCGAAGGTCACGTCGAAGCCGATGATGGTGTTGGTCGTGGTCGTGTTCGTCGCCAGCCCGACCGCGACCCGGGTGGTGGAGGCCGCGAGCGAGTTGAGCCCGGTGGAGACCGTGTACTTCCGGGCCACCTACCCACCCACCCTAGTTCGCCCGGGTGGCGTCCACCCGCGCGGCCGCCGCGCGCTCGGCGGCCTGGAGGAGCTGCACGCACTTGCTCGCCAGCGCCGGCATCCACGCCAGCGGGACCGCGGGGCGGCGCAGCGCCAGCACCTGCACCCCCTCGCGCAGGTGGGCGGCGATCTGGCGCATGGTCACCTCGGCCTCGTCGTCCTCGGGGATCTCGACGCTGATCGTCCTCATGCGCGGGCCGGCCAGGGGAGCCCGGCGCACAGGCCGAGGGCGAGGAACATGAGCCCGCCGGGGATCAGCGCGGACTGGTGGCTGTAGGTGGCGCTGCCGAGCTCGATCACCGCGTCGGCGAAGAAGCACACGGCGGCGACCACGAACAGCACCGCCGCGACCCACAGGCGGGTCCCGCTGGTCACTAGATTGCCCCCGCGAGTGGAACGGCCACGATGTCGTGGGAGCCGCACGTGGCGCACCGGAGGGCGGCGCCCTTGCCGTGCGTCCCGACACGAAGCTGCAGGTTCTCCAACCGGTTGTCGCTGCGATCCGCGCTGATGTGATGGACGGTCTCGTACTCGGCCAGTGGGCGACCGAGCGCACGAGCCATGACCAGACGATGCTCCATGACGTAGGAGCCCGAGCTGGAGACCATGCAGAACATCGGATCGTCGGCCTCGAGACGCACCTTTGTGTAGCCACCCGGATGGGTGGTGCGGCCACCCTTCCACATGCCGTGACGAGCACGAGCGGCGCGAGTGGTCGGCCGCTGCCCAGGAGCGTGCCGGCGCATGAGGCCGCTGACGGTCTGTTGCGATACGCCGAACCTCTTCGCGATGGCCGCCTGTGCTTCGCCACCACGCCACCGCTGCACCATCTCGGCGAGCTGGGAGGCGGAGAAGACCTTCTCTGGCGAGCCGCACCGGCGGATCTTCGCACCCGCCTTGAGCAGGATGTTCCGTACCGTCTGCTCGCTGCAGTCGAAGCGGCGCGCCACCTCGGCGCGTGAGAGACCCTGCCCGTAGAGAGTGACCATCTCCTGGCGGTGCTCGGGGAAGAACCTCTTGGGTGGACGCGGCCGCGTCCCGACCAGCCCATGCTCATGCAGGGTCCGGTAGACGCGGTTCTGGCTCAGTCCGAAACGCGCGCTCATCTGGTCCACCGTCTCGCGACCCGCTCGATACGCATCAACGAGGGCTGCCTCCGTGGTCGGGTCGAGGTCGATACGACTCATGCATGACATAGTAACCGATTACGCTAGTCACAGACAGCTATAAGCAGGACATCGTGAAGGCCCCGGCGGCCACGGTGACGCTGTCGCCAACCCCCGGGGTCTTGGAGGTGGTGAGCGTCCACCACGCCAGCATGTTGCCGGCGGTGTTCGAGGTCGGCGAGAGCGCGTCCATCAGCGAGGCGTAGGGGATGGCGGTACCGGTGCCCGCGCTCATCGGGCCGTAGGTGAGCAGCGCGGTGTTCTGGGTCGAGGGCGGGTCGGCAGCGGTCGGCAGGGCGAGGTTGCACTGCTGGCGGGCGTACCCGGTCGCCCCGTACTCGGTGCCCAGCGCGTTGTCCGCGGGGGTGGCGGTGTTGAGCGCCAGCCACACCGAGGCGTAGGCGACCACGGTGATGGCGTCGCCGACGGTATGGGCCAGCGAGGTGCGGCTGTCGACGGTGATCGAGGTCGCCGCGGCGGCGGCCGCGCCGTTGACCACGTAGACGTCGGGCGGCTGGGCGGCGTCGCAGCCTCCGGGGGCGGTGATCATGATCAGCGCGCCGTCGGGGATGGACCGGGACAGCGCGGTGGTGGTGATCGAGGTCTGGGCACCGGCGGTGACGGTGGCGTTGACGGTGGCGACGATGTCGCCCTGGTTGCTGCCGGTCGCCCCGCCGATGCTCATCGCGGCGTTGAGCGCGACGTAGTTTCCCTTGCGGCTGAACTCTCCACTCATCTACTCGGCCCCCTCGAAGAGCTCGGCCATCTGCTCCGCGGTGAAGCTGACGTGCCGCACCACGTCGGGCACCTCCTCGTGCACCGGGTTGTCGGGGTCTGGGCGGAAGGCGGTGCTGCCATCCGCGGCGGCGACCTCGATCCTGCCGTGGTCGACGAACCTGCGATGGTCGAACTTGAGGATCACCACATCGCCGGGGTGGCCGTTGTGGTCGCCGGGAGGGACGACCGCGGCGACCTCGCCGACCTGGCCGGCGAAGAGCGGGTGCATGCCGACGTGCATGGGGTCGGTGGCGGCCCGGTCGGGGTGGCGAGGGTCGGAGCGGTCGAGGCTGGGGTCATAGCCGACGTGCGCCGTGAGCCGGAGCCGCTGGCCGGGCGTGTAGTCCATCAGATGCTCACTCCGCCAAGGGTGACGCCCACCGCCGCCGCGGCAGCGATCGCCGCGGCCCGGTGCTCAGTCGGAACGTAGGTGGGCCCGCCGCTCGAGAAGGTGTAGACGACCGAGTCGACGGTGACCGTGGCCACCGGCGGCCCCACGGTGATCTGCAGGCCGGCGGCCATCAGGGCGCGCTCAGCGAGATGGCCAGCTCGGGCCGCGGCGCCCGGCGCGCGGCGACCTTGGCAGGCGGTGCGGTCACCCCGGGCGGCGCCGGCGGAAGGTCCGGCACCGCCTCGAGATGGCCGATGTTGATCAGGCTGCGCAGGGTGCGCCAGCCGGCCACGTCGCTCTCCTCGAGCACGGTGCCCGGCTGGAGCACGGTCGCCCCGGCGTTGATGCGGCGGCGGACCAGATAGCGCACGGACGTCAGGCGACCGCGCTGGCGAAGAAGCAGCCGAGGTCGGGAGCCACGATCGTCGGCGAGGTGGCGAGCTCGCCCTCGATGCGGACCGCCTTGCGCAGCGGCACGGGAATCTCGTAGACGACCGACCCCTCCGCCGAGGCGCCGAGGTACCCGGTCCAGGCGAAGTGGTACCCGGCCGATGGCTCCTCGATGCTGGGGGCGTTGTTGGCATAGCAGAGCAGCGCGCCCTTGCTGTTCACCATGAAGTCGTAGGTGGAGTGCACCCCCGGGGTGACCTGCTCCTCGGCACTGGTGGTCTGGATGCCGCGCGCGACCAGCACCTGGTCGATCCCGAAGAGCGCGGCGAGGAGCTCCTCGGTGATCACCGCCACCTGGCTGTACTTGATCGCATCCTTGATCTCGGGGTGGTTCTTCAGCTGGCTGAAGGTGCGCCGGCCGAGCACCAGGCGGTTGGGCTTGTAGCCGGTGAGCCCCTCCATCGCGGCGATCTGGGTCTCGAGGTCCTCGAGCGGGGTCGAGGTGGTGTGGTTGCTCCACTGGGTGAAGTTGTTTCCGCTCGACGCCCCGGTGACGCCGGTCATGTCGACGGTCCACACCCCCGCCTTGAAGAAGGCGGTGGCCCACTTGACCTCCTTGCGGAGCAGCAGCTGCAGGGTGACCCACCGGGTCTTGTTCTTGCGCGGGTCCTCGGGGGGCATCGCCGACGCCACCAGCTGGGCGTCGAGGTCGGAGTGCACCGCCTCGGGGACGATGCTGTAGACGGACTGGCTGATGGTGTACCCGCCACCCGCCGACTCCTCGCCCGGACCGCGGGGCTTGGCCGCGATCCGGTACCAGTCGGCGCGGTCGTAGTTGTCGTACTGCCCGTGCGGGTACTGGCACGGCACGGTCGGGAAGACCCTGCCGCTGATGAACTGGGTCGCGTCCTGCATGTAGGCGACGGCGACGTCACCGAGCAGCGGGTCGATGAAGGCGCTGTTTGCTGTTGGCTGCGGCATCTCGATCAGCCTCCCAGGTGGACGCTGACGAGGAAGCCGCTGGCGGCCGCCTCCATGGCGTAGCCGGCGATGACGTCACCCCCGGTGGCCTTCTTACAGGTGCCGTCGCCGTTGTCGGTGACCGGGTCGAAGGCGGCGATGGTGCCCCCGGCGAGCCACTTGGTGGTGCTGGTGTGGCACCAGATCGAGCAGTTCTGCCCCGCCTTGGGAGCGTTCTGGAGGATGCCGAGGACGCGCCCGCCCGCGGTGCTGCTGGTGACCACCTGACCACTGGTCGGATCCCCAACGACCGCCTTGTACTGGGCTGCACTGAGGTCGTTGAGGGCCTGCAGGTACCCGATGGTCCCCGCGCCCTGATTCTCGAACGCCACGTCTGTCCTCCTCAGCCGGCCGGGATGGGCTGGGTGCGCTGGCGCTCCGCGCGGTACCCGGCGACCAGCTCGGGGTGGATCTCCGAGGCTCGGAGCATCGCCTTCTCGCGGCTCAGCTTCGGGTCCGCGGTCTGCAGCTCCTGGGCGTGCCGGGCGAGCTGCGCGTAGGCGCTCTCGGGGTCGGCCTCGGCCCCGGTGCCCAGCTCGTTGAGCGAGACCGCGAGGCCGCCGTTGACCACCGACGGCCGGGTGACCGGCACGCTCTCGAGCGCGTCGAGGCCGACGGGGTGCTCGGCGAGCTGGAGCAGCCGCGCCCGCTCCGGCGGCTTGCCCGGCTCGGCTCCGGTGAGCTTCGTCATCACCGCCGGCGGGAACCGCTTGGCGAGCTCAGACAGCCGGACGGTGACGGCGCGGATCTTGTCGTCCTCGTCGCGGGTCTTCTCGCGCTCGGCCATGGCGGCAACGGTCGCCTCGTTGCGGTCGGCGCGCTCCTTCTCGGCGGCGAGCAGGGTCTGCACCTCGGCGAGCGTCACTGCGTCGGTCGCGGGCTTCGGGTCCGCGGCGGGCGGCGTCACAGGCTTGGCCGGCTCCGCGGCCGTGGTGGGGGCCTTCGGATCGGCCGGCATGCGATGGTCCTCGCTGAAGAAGGTGGGTGGACGGGAGGGGTCGACGGCGATGTAGCCGTTGCATCCCTTGGTGGCCATGAGGCAGACGCCATCCCCGTCGGTGTCGCCGGGGTAGCGGGTGTAACCGGGGCAGGCGCCGTAGTCGCGGATGCCCGGCT